AGGTTCAAGGGTCTATTCTCGGAGGGGTACTTATTACCCGCATACCCCCCGGCGCACAGTGTAAGCCCCATGCGGATAAAGGCTGGCATGCTGACGCACATCACAAACTCGCACTGCAAATCACTAGCGCACCCGGACAACGATTTCACTTTGAAGGCGAAAGCATGGAGACAAAACCGGGTGATCTTTTTTGGTTTGATAATCAGTACACCCATTGGGTGACAAACGATACGCCTTACGAGCGCGTGACCATGATTATTTGTGTGAGAAAAGAATGATTGTTGGTGATGGTTTGATACCTGAAGTACGTGCGTTTTACGATGTAAGAGACTTTTTGAAGATTGACCACCCTGTAATATTGGCATCTCATTTGGCCCCCGTCGTCGGCATAACCATTCGGGGTCAGGTCATATACAACATGGAGCCGCTTTACGACGGGTGTAGAAGTTTCAGCTTGAGGTACTTGGAAACACTACAAAACAATGTTGTATTGGATTACTGCTCTAAGAATGTTGAATATTTGTCATCTTTAGGTGTAAATGCTTTCCATTTACCGTACGGGTATCACGGTGCGCTATATCGACCAATCAGCAACCGACACACCCGCAATTTCTCGTATTTCATCCTCAAGCGTAAAGCACGCGAACACACCATCTATGTAAAGCTTGCCTATAGTGGCCCCGCCTATTGACGGGCGGCGTTGAAGTGTGAGCTTCATTTGTCGGCCTTACTGGCCAGTCCGGTGTGAACTGCTGTAAGTATTTCGACATGCCGATCTTCGGAGCGCCGTGCATGTTCGTCCAGTTTGTCAAATAGCTTTGCGCCAATATCACGTTGGCGATCTATCTCCCGGCGTAGAGCGTTGTCTTGTTCATCAACATAGCAGCGCACTTCTTTGATTTCGGCCTTTTGTGTTTTCCAAAGAAAACCTAGCAGTGCAATCACAGGGGCGAGAATCCAGTCTTTGAGGAAAGTCAATAGTTCACTGTCCGGTGGGCTCATTTCACTGCCGCCTTTATGTGCCCAGGGGCTACAGAGTTAATGGATAGGGCTAGGCGCACAGCGTCTGCATTGCCCGCTGGGTACAGCCGCTCTAGCGTGTGGCTTATGGTTATCTCGCCAATCTTTGGTACTCCGAAGTACGGCACCATTACCGTGTGGGCAAGCACCATATCTACCAACCAGATAATGATTGCGTAGGTCAACAGGTGCAGCCGCCAGTAACTGCGCTTGGGGTCGTCTGCATACCGTATGGCCGGGGCTACGTAGGGCAGCAGTTTGATGAGTAGGCCGATCATGGTATTTGTGCCCTCAGTACGGCTATCTGCGCTTCAAGTGCCATGATCTGCTGAACGGCTGGGTTCACCCACGGGTCGGTTCCAGTGACTGCGGCTGCGAGTTGCGCCACGGTCATACTCAAGTCACGCAGGTTACGGTGGGTGATTGGGTTCGCAGCCTCGATGGCTTTTATGAGGTCTATGGGTGTTGGTAAGCGCGATGCCTCCCAAGCTGCAATCTCCTGCGGTGTTGCTTCACGGTCGCCGGGTTGCAAATCACCAAAATAGAAACCAGTACTCGAATGGTTCATTTGAATTTTCTCCACACTCTGGTAAACAATTGCGCAGTCCCGCTGCCAGCGGGGATAATTGTGTAAGCCGTTGCTCCTGTTGCTGGCGTGCCCGCCTGAACGCCATCGCTTTGGTTATTGAATGAAGCCGCCACTCTTGACTCGATAATTTCAGCAGGTTGCCCCGTGCGGTATGCCCCGTTAAAAGTAGATATGACAGGGATAACCATCCCTGTCGTGTAGCCATTCCAGCTTGTTAAGAACCGGGCAAACGTCTTCGCATCTAAATATTGCGGGTCGCATCCAATGTTGTGACTTAGTGCAGTCCTAGTTGAAATGGCCGGAACCGCATAAAGTGCGCTTTGGTATTGGCCCATTAGCTGATACCAAGTAATGACAGTAACCACCCCACCAGACACGGTTACCTCACCCACGAACACGCGGTAAGTTTGCGTAGCAACAGAGCCGTTACCGACTTTGCCAACCATCTCCTGAATGTTGAAAGTGAACTGGTTGTTTGTTGTTACGTCAGCGCCACCATTGCGATATGTTGGCTCCAGCGTTGTACTGCCAGTTGTGCAAGTTCCAGCGGCGGCAATGTCTAAGTACAGATACATCACGCCATTGGTGGAAAGACCAGTCCAACTTGGGTTTGTGATGGAGCCGGTGTAATCCACTTGTCCTGTTGCGTTAAACCCGTTTGCGGCAGTAGCAACCAGAGTGCCAGACGCGGTGACGGTGGTGCTTCCAGTTGAGCCGCCAAACGATGAAAAACCACCAGTGTCTACCGGGCCAGATAAAACAGTTTGCCGTTCAGGAGGAGGGTTTCCGGCATTACCCCATGTAGGAGGTGCTGCACCACCACTTGTCAATACTTGTCCGGCTGTTCCAGCGGCAAGCATGTCGGTGTCACCACTTGCTGCTTGGTATGGTATTTGTCCCGCACCACCACCCGTCAAGTTAGTAGCGGTGGTGGAAGAAGTAGCTGTTGATGCATTACCTGTCAGATTACCCGTTACATTACCCGTCAGTGGGCCAATAAATGATGTGGCGGTGACGTTGCCGCTATCATCTGCTGTAACGCTACTATTTTGGAGAATTTTTCCAGTGGTGCTATCGAATCGGGCCAATGCATTATCCGTGGAACCTGCACCATTTGATTTAACACTGGTAGCGTCAGCGACTTCAATTGCATCAAGTTCCGCACCTATTTCGGTGCCTCGAACTACTTTCGATGGATTACCTGTAAGTAGTGCGTCTTTTGCTGCAAAGTCTGTAGCCTTTGTGTAGTTTGTCATTTGTAAGCACCGTCTTTCGTATATACATCAACTCGCTGAATTGAGATTGCAGCACCTGTGATTTGACACTCGAAACCTATCTGTATTACCTTACCTACACCACCTGCGTTAGATGACAAGGATGATACTATAAGACCCGTTGAGTACTCAGCTATACCAAATTCAGCAGTGCCATATTCGGCAGGGGTAGTGCCCGCACCAATGGTGATATTTTCGGAGTCAACAGTACTAACGTAGTCAAACCCCCATTTGTACGTCACCACTTGGTTAATACCACCGAAAATCGTCATAATGATTTTCTTCAAAATAGACGTGCGCACAGGATCACCAAAGTCTATCCAAGACGTAAAGTATTTTACGCGGTATTCACTTGTGTTGTCGGCATATCCACCATAACTACCAACATATCCAGGTTTACCGATATACAGCACCCGACTAGGTGAGTAGTAATAACACTTGGGTTCTATGCTTGTCCATGTGGTTACCCTAGACGACCCATCAGGCATGGCAGAGCGCATGTCAAAACAGTAAGTAATCATCGACTGCACAAACGTCAGCAGATAAAATGAGTCGATTGGCGAGTAAACTGACTTTATCGTGTCACCTGATGTTTCGGCGTTGACATAGGCCAAAACATCGTCGTTTACGGCCCGACTAACCAAAGTCAAAGGCGCAGACTTTTCCTGAATAACTCTACGGATAGACCTCACACCACCATCGGACAAGAATATCAAGTCATCAGGGGTATTCTGTACAGTATCTCGACCTACGCAGCCACAGTTACTAATGGCATCGCTCAATACCATTGTACTGGGGGTGCTTGCGCCCGTATAAATCAATGTTTGCCGTGTACCGAATATTACGAGGGTATTATTGTGAGCAGCTAAAGCCACAATTTCATCGCCACCATTAGGCCATACGTTCAACAGATTGAGAGAACCCGATGTACCGCCTGTCCACCTTTGGTGACTGCCTGTATCTGACCAAGTGACCGTACTCTTATCTGCAACTGTATTCGCTGCCCACACTCGCCCGTATGCTGAGATACCGCAGTTCGCAAGAGGCGCTGTACCGGAGTATGTAGGATGCTCACTCAACCTGCGGTACTGCGTAGTGGACAACACAATATCGTAAATCAGAGGATCGTATCCACGCTGGAACAAAACTACCGCGTCATTGTGACAACACATTTGCCAGTTGTTCGTTGTAATGACGGGTGCTACTCCACCGCCCCCGTAGGTTAGTTCGGTAAGGGTGCTGCCTACTATTTTGAATATCTTGTTCGCGCCTGCTGCAATAACCGTGCGCCCGCCCGCCAAGGATATGAGTTCACCAAGGGATTCAATATTCGAGGAACCTAACGTCCCGCTAGCCGCTGTTACAGGTGTCCATCCCTTACGTGCCCCAACTCTACCGAACTTGTCAATGACGCAATTGTTCGCTTCAAGAGCGTACTTGGTGTCCATATCCACAGGAGAATCCTGTGTGTTCAGCCCTGCGAAACCCGGCGCTGTTATCGAAAACGGACGAATCGGCTGCATTATGTTGCTACCCAAACATCAGAGTCTGCATCGCGGGTCTGTTCAATAGCTATGTTGTCTGCCAACATAGCCTTGAACATCATCACTGCTTCACTAGAACCCAGTGCGCCATCCTCACCGCGCTCCACTAGTGCTCTGGCAAATGCACCTGCTATCACAATATCCTCTGACACCAGCAACACATCACCGTCAGCAGACAACTTAGCCTGTGGTACTGTCATGTTGAACTTGATGCTGTTAACCGCATTAGGAGTAGGCCACACTTCCACTAGACTGTCCGTGCCGTTATTCCCTGCCCATGCGTAGTAACAGGGTATGCCCTGCCCCACAGTGGTCAACTGCTGTTGATCTTGAATCCAAGATGAGGACACCAACCGCAACGGAGTCTCGCCAACCACATTGACCGTTACATTCTTCTGCTTCTTACCGGAACCAGTGACAGTGTACGAATAAGTACCCGGTGTAGTGGTTACAGTAGCTGTTATGCCAAGCACTTCCCAGTTCCATGCGTCCTCCACTTGTCGCTTCGCGTCATTGACAAAATGACCTATCAATGTGGAGTAATTGGTAGTGGTTACGGAAGCGACAGAATTCTCACGCAGTCTCGCAAGCACCTCGTTGACGATCTGTAGATATGTCATTCTGTACTCCCCGCCTGTGCTGCAACATAAGGTGATATTTTACCCGCCTGCCCGAGCAACATCAGTAGTTTATTCTTCTCTGCTAGTGGTAACGCGTCCAGTAGTTCTTGTGCAGATTTGCCGGACTTCATACCCTCAGACAAGGCTTTCTTCGTGTTTGTACTTAGATATTTTTCAGCATATTCCAGTGATTTATTGGCTACAGTGGCACCTTGGTTTAAGAAACCCGGCAGTCTGAACGTAGTAGTGATTTCAGCCATTGCGTCACGTAGCGCGTCGCTACCCTCAGAAGCAGCCTTGCTCATCTTTTGATTACGAGTAAGTTCTTCGCCAACTGTACGGACAGCACCCATCTGTTGAGGTGTCAACACGTCCTCGATACCCCCGAACCGGGCATCCAAGCCTGCTCTGCGTAATGCCGAATCCTCACTGCGACCTAGTGCATTAAGGAAGGGGCCTGATCGCTCACCTCCTGTGGATTTTTCAAGCACCGAACTTAATTTATCCATGA